CGATGCCGCTCGATACGCTGCCGTAGATCATTATTGACTAAACCAATTCTTGCCAGTTGATCCGCCATTCCTCAAACGCCTGCCAGGCTGCGACGGCACCGAGGGCGATGCACGCGAAGGCACCAGCCGATTGTGCGACAGCAAGGTATTCTCGTTGGCCGTCTTGCCATGCGCTCTTGACGTGGTTCTGGCGCTTCATTTCGCAGACGAACGTCACCTTGCCGGGGATGATGATATCGGCAGCGCCGGCCGTCATTCCTTCCGCAGCATGGCGAATGACGGCCGAAAACTGGCCACGCTCTTTCAGCCCCTCGTTTCGCGGGTGAAGCGCGATCAGGCCATAGCTGTATGGATATTCCTTGCGCAGCCGGTTAAAGAAAGACATTTGCTCATGGCTTTCCTCCGGGCATCGTCCGCGCCAGTTGATATCGCCATAGATCGGCACCGGGCAATCTTTGAGGTTCATGTTGTCGCCTCACGATCAAGCAATTGCCACGTCTTCTTCAGGGCGATTGCGGCCTTGTCGCATTCATTCCATAGTGCGGCCAACGCGGCTTCTTTCCGCGTTGCATAAAGAGGACCGCGCATGACGCCGCCGCATACGCTGCCGTTCATGATAAAAATCCACTTGTGCGCGTCTTTCTTGATCCGTATCGATCTGACAAACGGAGGAATGCTATAATGCGCTTCCGCGAAGTTGAAGTATTTGCCTTCGACCGGCTCGCCGCCGACCCTGTCGTATTCGCCCCAACTGAACGGCATGGGCACAGGGCGCGGCTCTTCCGGCCAACGCAAGGCTAGTTTGGTTTCCGTCGCCGCCATTTCGGCTTCGGCCGCTTCAACGACCCATTTCGGTTTGGCTTCGCGCCAGTTGCGTGTCTCGGTCATGATGTTTTTCCTCCCTAAAGATCAAATTTCAGTTCGCCGTAACATCCGATGTGTAGTTCGTAAGGCGTGACGGCAACGAGCTTGCCGGTCTTGATCATCAAATTGATGAACGCTTCCTGACTGTCGAAATATTTGAAGTTTCCCTTTTCGGCGACGGACGCCTGCACAGAAACGGTTTCCTTCGCTTCGACAAAATCGGATTTGGTAATGTCGGCGATGGCGACAAAATGGCCAGACAGACCATAATCGGAATATTCGCCATTCGTGAAAAACACGATTGTGCCTTTGGGGATTTCGGGGTTGATTGCCATTGGTTTAGTTCCTTTTGCGGGGTTTCGATCGCGTCAAGATATAGCCATAGGCTAAAAAGTCAAGCTGATTTCTTGAGGGGTTGGCGTTCTTCTGGCGCCTCGTCGATGGCCCAATTGTAGCCCATGATGCGAAAGAAGCCGCTTTCGATGTCCTTGACATAGGCGATCGATTTCGGCATTTCGACGCCGCCATTGGTGGCCGCCATGAAACGCTTGTGTGCCTCTTGTTGCATGTGTCCCTTATGGTCGGGTGACAGCCACGTTGCGAACTGGCGGAACGGCGTCACCCAATCCACGCGCAAGGTCTTGTTGCCCTTCTGGCTTATGCTTTCACGGCACGTCATCGACGTGACCTCATCGCATTGCGGCCGCGTCGGATCGCGCTTCATGGCCTTGAATTCGCCAATAAGCTTGGCGTTCGGGTCCACGATTTCGGCGCGGCACTCCCGGCAATACCTGGCGGCGATGTCGTTCGGCGCGTTGCATTCCTCGCAGATTTTCGAGGTCCAATAATAGCCGCACCGATCAAGCTTTCCGCGTTCGGTCTTGCTATCGACATACCCCATGCATCGCCGGCCATAGTGCGCCGCCAGCGGCCCATAGTCTGTCTCGATGCGAGCGCCGAAAACGTCCAGGCAATATCCGTTTTCGTCGATCTGGTATTCTTCGTAATCAGGGTTGAGACTGAATTCGTTTTCATAGCCGCAATCAGGGCAAAGGCACTTGAGCGGCTTTCCGTCGATCTTGGCGCCTTTGGCTTTGATTTCGGGATTGTATATGTCGCCATCGGGAAAGTGGTAGGAAACGTTGTTTGCATAGTCCAGCAACAGGCTGGTTTCCTTGTCGGGATGCAGGCGCCAGGCGCGGCCGAGAATTTGCTGGATAAGAGCCGCACTTTCCGACAACCGCAGAAGGGCAATGACCTCCGTATGCGGACTGTCAAAGCCGGTGGTCAACTTTCCGACTGAAACGATATAACGCTTCTGGCCTGCCTTATATTGGCGGATGGCATCATCATTTTGCGCCGTGTGCTTTTCATTTCCGGTGACGATGACAGACAGTCCTGGCGGCAAGCTGGCGAACACCTCTTCCGCGTGGCGAATGGTTGAAGCGAACAACATCACGCCACCTTTTCGACCGCGCGATTTCTCGATTACGTCTGCAACGATCGCGGCCGTCTTGCGCCCATGACCGACGAAAGCCCGGTCAACGTCTTCCGCGTCGAATTGGCCCATCTTATTCAGATGCAGGCCGGATGTATCATAGGTCTCGGCATTGATGGCGCCGATATCCATTGGCGTGATAAAGCCTTGGTCGAGCATTTCGCGCGCCGATACGCGGTGAACGCATTTCAGGAAATATGGGTCTCGAGCAACGTCGGCGCCCATGTTGCGACCATCCGCCGATATCCGGTAGATATAGCCGTCACCAAGCCGGAACGGCGTTCCCGAAAACCCGATCACCCGCAATGTCGGGTTGTCTTCGCGCATCTGGTCAATGATGTCGCGGATGGTTGGGGTGATCCCGTGGCATTCATCAATGACAACGGCGCAGTAACCAGTCTTGAAGCGTGAGATCGAATTCTTAACCGTGAGCGGCGTTGCGAAGACAACCTTATGCCGTGTGGATTTGGCGCCGGCGCTGGCGGAAAAGATCGACGCAGGTTCGCCGGTCAAAAGGTATTTCTCGAAATTCTGATGGATCAACACGGCCGACGGCGCCAGACACAACACGCGCTTTCCGCCGCTGATGCGGTTAAGAAAGTCCGCAATCGCCGCGATCAGGAAGCTTTTGCCAGCAGCCGGCGCCGCATCGATCAAGCATGGTTCCACACTCGACTTGAGATAGGCCACGAGCTTGTCATGGCACGTTTGCTGGTACGGTCGCAGGGAGAATGTCATTTCTTGACCTCGACACGCTCCAAGACCATTTTGAATTGTTCGTCCCCTCCGCCGAAAAACACCTCAGTGCAATCGCCGATATCTGGCATTTTCCCGTCGCCATAGGCGTACTGGACAATGACTTGGAGAACCTCGCTCATCGCGTCTCTTGTCTCAAGAGCTACGTTTTTGTCTCTCCCGAAACGGGCAAGCAAAATCCTTTCCGACAAGGCAGAATAACGAATTCCAATATTATCTAAAGCCATCTTGAAAACCCTCGCTAAGGTGCGCTGAGAATGGAACGCGGCAGGGGTTCAGCGAAAACCCTTTTCGAATGGCCGTTCTAGCCGCGTTGGGTGGATGTTATACGGGTTTCGGCGGATTTGGAAGCGGCATCCAGTGGGTCGGCCATCTTGGTAGGTCTGCCGTCGTCAGCAGGCCATTCTGGCGAAGTTGTCCACGGGCGTTGAATGAAAGGTCCGTCATCCGGTGGCCTCCAAATGCGTCAGGAACCCATGCGTCGAACTTGGTTCCATCCTTCGGCGCCGTTTCGATCGGTTGCCATTCGGTCATGGTGTTCATCCCATTTTCCAATATGTTGACGGTTTGCCGCGCCACTTTTCGAGGTCGGCATTGGGTGCGAGTTCCTTGATGGCCTTGCCGTAGGAAATAGCGCCTTCCTTTTCGATCCTGGTCAGCTTTCGGCCGGCGAAGATCGCATCGCGGTCCTTTGCGAGCGTGACCATTTCGGCAAGCAAATCCTTCTTGCGCTCGGTGGCGCGTTCGATCTGCTCGGCCAATTCATCATATTCGGCCGCCATCTTGTGCGCTTGCGGCGTATCGATGACCATGCGCAACGGTTCAAGGTGCTTCGCCGGATCATTCAATTCGTCCAGATATTCAGCATAGAATTGCGCCAGCCTGGGCACGTTCTCGGCTATCCACAACGGATCATAAATCACTTCCTCCGTCATCGATCCATTCGGCGCCCATTGATAGAAGTAGGTCATCTCGCGGCCGGTGCAGAAAAGGCAAATTTGAATTTGTGCGTAATAATGCCCTTGATCGACAAAGGACTTGAATGCGGGCTTTTCATCCTTGCGCTTGCCGAACGGGCATTTGATTTCGAGCAAAGCATTGACGCCAACCAGACCATCCGGGCTTGCGCCTAGCCAGTCTTCGAACGTGAAGAACCCGCAATCGACAACGTCCAGCCCGGTTTCCATCTGAAAATCGATTTTGGCGCCGGCCTCGTTGTTTGCTCCCCATTCGGTTGCGATGTTTCCGGTAAATTCTCGCTCGGCGCCGCAGTTATCGCGCACCATCATCCGCATAACGTCATCGCGCGTCCTGAATGGATCAAGCCCAAGGATGGCGCCGACAGACGAACCTGTCACGCGTCCCTTGCGCCGTTCGAACCATTCCGCCGATCGTTGTTCCTCGTGGTGTTCGGTCATCACATTTCCCTCGCTTCGTTGATGATGACGGGCCGAAACCCGCCATCGGTTTTATGCCATTGGCGATAGATCAGAATGGAATCTCACTGTCGTCATCGAAGGCCGCGCCGCCACCGCCAGACAATGCCGGGCGCCGATCGTCGGTGGCCTTGGGCAACGGCGCGTCGGTGATGTGGACTTCCTTCGACTTGTTCGCGATCGCCCTGACCCAGTTCGACGTGCGGTCAGAGCCGCTGTCGCGATCCTTGTAGGCGACGACGCCAAGCGAAATCACCATGATCTTGTTAATCAGGTGGCGTTGCAAGTCTTCGTCGGTTGGTCGCGAAGCCTTGGCCGTCAGCTTCCCGCCAGCATTGGCATCGATCGCCGCAAGCATGCGCCGCGCGCGGTCGCGCTTCTTTCGGGCCTTGTCCGGATCGGTAACAGACGGGTCCATGTCATCGACCCAAAGCTTTTGATTGATCTTCCGGTTCTTTAATTCGTCCGGCTCAAGGATTGACCATGTGATGCCGACATATTCAGCCGGGTTCGCATCGCTGTGTTTCTTCCATCCCGTCATTTCGATCAGCGCCTTGACGCTCGATCCTTCCGGAATGGTGACGAAATTGCCGCCCGGCATTTCGTAATCGGTGCCGACGTCCTTGACGGATGATCCGTCTTCAAGTTCCCAAAAGCTCATTGTGCTGTTTCCTTCTCGGTTGCGGGTTTGTCGGCATCGGTGCTGACCGGTGCCTTTTTCGGTTCGGTCTTGGAAGTTGTCGCCGAAGCAGAATGCTTGGCTGCGCCGTTGATCGACGGGATGATATCGGCAAGCGGGTTTTCGCCCTGCTTGACGTCGATCGCGTCCACGATGCCATAGCGGTTTTTCGACACGCTGGCCGCGCTGGAATGGCAGATGATCTCGCGATCTCCCGTGGAAACGGCGCGTTTGCGTTCGCCGTCTTCGCCACGAACATATGACACCAGCCGGATAAAGCCGACAAGATCGACGTCATCGACGTAGGGCGCCATACTGGTTTCCATCAGCCGCAGAGAATACCGCTGGTAGTCGTCTGTATCCGGCAACCGCATGGTCTGGACATCGGCATGGGCAACGAAGATGACGTTCATGCCCTTTCGCTCATTGAGATAGCCAGCGGCCTTGCGGACGCGCTGGTGCATGGACGCCACCGCCGATCGGCCGGAACCGTATCCGCCAAGCGCCGTATTCAGGCTTTTCGGCAATTTGCCGTCCTTGTCGGGGATGTTCATCACGTCCTGAATAAAAATCCGTTCAAGCGTCGAAACGCTGTCGATCACGAGAGTTCGATAGCTATGTTCCTCCTTGAGAAGCGCCATAAGCTGTTCCCATAGGTCTTCGCCGCTCTTGATGATCGGGAACGCATCAGGGCGAAAATTTGCAGGGATCGCCTGCAAGCCGTCTTCCGCCCGGATGAAAATCGGTTTTGGGAATGCAGCGGCAAGACTGGTTTTCCCGGTTCCCGCATCGCCGCAGATCGTCGCAATAATCGGCCGGTCTCCCGGCTTATGGACGGTGTCCATAATACCCATAGTTCGCTCCTATTATCTGAGCATGATCGCTCACTCATTCTCTTTCAACATTGTGGATGTTTCCACAAAACTAAAAGCACGTCAATCCTATTTGAGAAAATATCTTTCGACTGCCCTGCCGTTGGCCGGATGTTTTTCCTGCTTTTTCTCGACAAGGCCAAGCGACATCATTTTTTCAAGGATGGTTTTTACGTCTTCCTGCTTGACCTTGCGCATTCGGTTGCAGATCGTGCCGAATTTTTCGCCTT